AAACATGTTGAAGTCAGGAGTTGTACAAACATAAAGTGAGTCAGCTCTATCATTTTCAATCATATCAACCGCACTTCCAACTAAGTCAGAATGATTTACATAATCGACACCAGGTGTAACAAATAAATTAATATTAACCGCTTCAGGATTAATAAAAGTTTTTTGTCCTAATAAGTAAGCGTAGTAATCGGTGTTAGCGTAACCTTGTGTATTATCTCCAACCGTAATTTGTTTAAATGCTCCCCAACCTGTCGCCGTAGGATATTTGATTGATGGACATGAACCTTTTAAATAACCATTTCTACCTAATACGAATCTATCACTGTTTGTTCTATGTTCTCTATAGATATCCCATCCGTCAAATCCTCCTTGTACTAAGAATGAGAACTTACGAGCAAAAATTCTGTAGTAAGGGTTAGCTTCTGTATCAGGGTCTTTAGTAAACGGTGCACTACCACAATAGAATGCTGGGGTTCCACTTGTTACAAATGCATTAGGTATAGTAATACCACTTGCATCAATATCCATATGGAATCCTCTACTTCTAAAGTTCCAATCTTCACCCGTAGAATCACCACAAATATCTAAAGGAAGTTGTTTACCTTTGTAATAGTAGTAATCAACGTCAATACCTATAGTATCAGAAATACCTAAATAAGTTCTACGTACATTATCTCCATTACTTCTTGTAATATCGTCAGCTCCTGAAGATAAACCAAATGGTGGATTATATATTACCTCACCTGGAAAATCATATTTTTGTTTAATAATTGGGAATGGAGATCTAACACCCGCATATTCTCTAAAATTAAATCCTAAGAATCCACAAGGTAATGCGTCAATTGGTGCGTCTTCATTAAGTTCAATCATAACGTATTTAGAATTCAATTCATACTCACCGTCAATAGTACCAATTTTCTTCGCAATGAACGCATTATCATTAGGGTCCATATTACAGTTAGTGAATTTTTCAATAACAACTGGACTTGAGTCCGAATCAAAGAAATCTCTAACTAATACGTCAAATGTTCCATTGTTAAATGAAATGTTTGCTATTGAAATTTTAACCTCCGTATTAGCCGCCTCACCATCAGCAATTGTTGTAAATTTAAATAAGTTGTAAACTTTGTTACCTCTTAATTCCGATACTACCCACGGTGATGTTGGTGATTGATATTGTTCTAAATACCAAGCGATTGATGTAGGGTCAGAACCTTGTCTTGCGTTAGGTAAAGCTGTTAAGTTACAACTTAAACCTCTAATAAACCCTTTTCTCCATCCGTAGTTTAATAAAGCTTGAAATCTTTCTTCAACAAATAAAGGAACTACTGTTCTTGGTTTTGCAAAGTTAGATGAACCAAATACTTTTGGTAAATACTTAGGGTCAGAATTTTGGAATGATGTTTCAAAGAAATACGTGTTACCATCTTTATTTGTAATATTAATACCAAATGTCGCATATGGGTTTTTAGTTACACCTGAATATGCACCCAAACAATCCATAGTTACATCTGTTAATCCGCTAACCTCATAAACAGGTCCATCATCTGTTGAGTATGTTGCCAAACCTCTTGAACGAAGTGTTGCTATTACTAAATCATCATAGTCAGTAAACGCAGTTCCTGAAAACACATAAATTCTACCAATTAAAGTTCCTGTATAACAATTAACAGGTGCTGCAGTTGTTGTAGTTGTTGTTGATATTGGGGTTGGTGTAATACAAGGATTTGTTGTTGTTGTTGTTGTAGTTCCTGGTAATGTTGTTGTCGTTGTTATAACAGGTGGTGTTAAAGTCAAACCTGTGACAATAGACCAAAATGAATATCCACTATATGCCGCACTACCAAGATTATCAAATAAACTATAATACCAAGGGTCATTTTGTGGTGCCGCGTAATCAATAAGGTTAGCGTCAACATTATTAACACCATATACATTTGTTTCTGCAGTAAAGATAGGACTAAACGCTTCGTAAGTTTCTCCTGAAATTGGTCCGTAATAATAAATAGATGTGGTTTCTCCGGACGGTACGTTTAGAATATCAAAAATTTGGTTAGTCATGTTTGTACGAACAGTTGATAAACTTCCGTCAAACAATTCGTAAGGAATGTCTAATTTTTCAGCAATTTCTGCTGGAATTTGTGTTGGGTTAATAAATGATATTGAACCAAAACTGTTATTACAACCTGAGAAATCAATTGCAAAGTCAACTACTTTATAATCAACACATGTGTCAATACAGTTAACCGTAGTAGCGCTTTCACAATAGAAATCTACTGTTGCTGGGTCTACGTTTGCTTTAGTTGTTATTGTCCATGATGGACCCGCATCATACCCTGATAAACCTAATATTCTTGTAACAAACAATTGGTTAGATTGTTGTAAATAAGATTTAGCGATATAAGCCGCTTCATATTTTGGTATTTGAGTATTTATGAATTTTTCGGGAGAACTTCCCCCAAAGTAAGTTGAGAATTCGTCGAAGTTTGTAATAAAAATAGGTTCGAAGGCTGGACCTTTTAATGTCTCCCCTACAATACCTAGTGTAGTAACCCCTACACTCTGTGCTACGAAACTTAAATCGACTTCAGAAGTATACACTCCAGGTGATACAAATACTTTACTGTTTGTTGCCATTAGTCTTGTGTTTTCTTAATTAATTTATTTTATTGATAAATATTATAAAAAAAACCAAAACACTTTACTTTCCTATAAGTATTTATTATTAGGGAGAATAAATTCTGCCTTTTTTCTACCATGGATAACAACGAAAAAAAAATAAAGAATTTAAAGATATCGATTGAGGCTCATGATATCTTAAAGACCTATTGTGAAAAAAGAGGGATAAAGATGTATCGTTTCTTAGAAAGACTTATTGTTGAGAAATGTAAAGGAAAACCCGATATATACGGAGAGAATTAAACCAATAGATTATTGAGCTTAATTATACTGTCTTTTGTGTCATCATTTTTAACAATAATTAATTTAAGAGTGTCGTTAGTGTTTATTTGAATTTGTTCAATATCAGAGCCATAATAGTCGTTATTAATGTACACCTCAAACGATTCAACATTATCGGTTTCACCTAAATTTAGGTCAACAGTATAATCAAAAATTTGTGTAATAATATTATTTCCAACGATAAATAAAACATCTAAAGTTGTACTTGCGGGGTTTGAAAGTTTTTTTGGTTGTTTTCTTGTTGTCTGTGTTTCAAACTCAACAACTTGTAATACTCTTGAAATTGCTGGAGAAACTTCAAACTCATCTTCATCAATTAAAAAACCAAGTAATATAAATTCATAACTTTGTACATAATATTTTCTTTTTTCCAAATCAAATACCGATTCATCACTAATATTACCCATTACTATTGGAATATAATGTCCTTTAATCACAGTATAGGCTTGTTTTGACGCAAACATCTCAATTACATTTTTATTGAAACTGTTTAGTTCTCTCATTCTATTACATACTATCTTAACATTATATGTTATATCAACAGGTACAGGTTGTGGTATTTTATAAATGTCCGCTCCGTGTCTTTGTCCGTCCCAAGTAGGTACTTGTGCATAGAAATATTGTTTTCTATTAGGAATATTGTATAGTGTTGCGGGATTAGTTCCAAACTTAACTTCAGGAATACGAACAACTGTTATGAATGGGGGCTCGACATTTTTATCAATATTTTGAATGTTCCAAGTTTCCGTGAATTGAGACCAATTCTGAGTTGTAACTAAAATATCAACCATAGGTATTACCTTTCCGTCAACAACAGTTTTTAAATCTGTTTTAACAAAATTTAAAAACCCACCGTCCAAGTCGGCATGTAATATTGATTTAGGGAGATAGGTACCATCCCTATTAATCTTATCAACCAATTCCTGTCTTCTAGGTAAAAGAGTTTTTGACTGTGTCAAAGGAATGTTTTTTTTAATTTTAGGTAATGGCATTTTAATGTTTTTTTATTTTTTTTATTACGAATAATTTGTTTTTTAAATTAATCATATCAATTTCTTTTGTTTTGTATATTGGTTTTTTATTCGATTTATATACAAAACTATCATACTTGTAAGGGTTATACGTTATTACATTATCCGTTGGTTCTTTAGGAATATTTTTACATGGCGACTGACAATAATCAACTAAATCACCAATAACAAATGCGTGAACATTTTTTACCATTTCACGTCTAACTCGTTCTTTACCAACCTTTCTAACTCTAAACTCAACATCTTTTAATTTAACGTAATCGGCATGTAAAATAACTTTTGATTTATACGACACAGAAAAAGTATGTTTGTGTAAATTATAATAAACCATAACTCTTTCACCTTTAAACTTATCCTCAGAATTATCATGGTCCTGTGTTTCTGTAATTAGTATTTTCATCTTTTTTTTAGGGCTTCTTTGAATCCTCTTTTTAGTTTATCGTTATACACTTCTGACATAATCATTAAAAAATCAAGTTTTTTATATTCAATATTAGGGTTTCTACGTTTAAACATATCACTAACTCTTTGGGTTACCCAATTTTCATATACCCCAAAATTGTCAGGTCTATTACCTGGCCCACCACTTCTAATATCATTATTCAAATGATGGATAACGTAATCAACAAGGTCACTTATTTCGTATACTCTTCTTAATACCTCCACTTGAGATTCTGTTATTATTATTTTCATTATAAACCTCTAAATTCGTTATTAGTAACCGCTGACGCCATAATAGTTCTATAAAACGGTTTAAACCCTGCATACGTGTGTTTATTATCTGAGATGACTCTTCCGTCATTATTTACGGTATAATATCTAACTCTATCTTCTGTTTCATAGTAACCAATATAGTCACCATAACTAATATCAACACCTAACTCATCCAATTGTCTTTGGTAAACTGACACTTTAATATTACCCGGCTCAAATTGTTCTATTTTTGAATTACCTAAATATTTATTTTCAGGTGCCATAATTTGAACATACCCTTTAAACTCTATTGGTGGTAAAAATTTAATACCATCACTAACAGTTTCACCATAAACATCATCGGTTTTTGTTTTCAGTCTATCAATACGATAAAGAACTAATGTGAAGTTCATATCACCATATAACCATTCCTCCCCTATTGAAAGGTCTAAATTAAAATCTTCATCTCCAAAGAATTTCCCTATTCGAGTAATTGGTACTTTATTAGTTGACATATTGATAAATATTAAAAGATTACTTATTTTTAACTCAAACCAAATCTTTTGGAAAATAATATAGAAAATAACAAACCTCTATTAGAGAGAAGAGCATTAGAGTTACTTGAAACTTATTCAGGCGCAAATAACTATATCCTAAAATTAAAAACTCAAAAAGAATCTAATAAGAAATTTTATCCCACAAGAGCCCAATCTGATTATATTATTAATTATTACGATGTAACACCTAAAGTTGGAAAAAAATGGGTTGACCTTGACCCTTACTTTGCCAAAAAAATTGCTGACGAAAAATTATTAACTACAATACCTGAACAAGTTTGGGTTGAGAAGTTATTGGTTGAGAAAGAGAAAGCCTATCATGTTTGGGGAAAAGTGTTATCGGGGGAAACTATACACGAGTTTTGGTTACCTAAAGGAGCTTTAATTAAGACACACACAATTAAAAATGTTGAGGTGGATTATTCAAAGTACTCTCACAGACCTCCATTAGAACATCAAAAAATTGCCATTGAGAAACTTGCCGGGTCTAAAAGATTTATTCTCGCAGATGATATGGGTTTAGGTAAAACAACTTCCACCATTATTGCCGCTTTAGAAACAGGCGTTAAGAAAATATTAATTATTTGTCCCGCTTCTTTAAAAATAAATTGGCTAAGAGAGATTGAAAACTACACAGATAGGAGTGTTTATATTGCCGAAGGTAAAAACTTCTCCCAAGAACACGATTTTGTAATTGTTAATTACGATATTCTTAAAAATTTTTACGATTTAAAAGATAAAGAAAAATCTGAAATATATAAAAGTAATTTTGGTATAATCATTATTGATGAGGCCCATTATTTACAAAACGGTCAAGCACAAAGAACTAAATTAGTTAATAGTTTTGTTAAAAGTGTTGATAAACTTTGGTTGTTAACAGGAACACCAATGACATCAAGACCAATGAATTATTTTAACTTGTTATCACTCATTGAGAGTCCCGTAGCTCAGAATTGGATAGCATATGCTATTAGGTATTGTCAAGGTTACCAATTTAAAGCGGGAAATAGAAAAGTTTGGAATGTTACGGGGGCATCTAACTTAGAGGAATTAAGAGACCGAACCTCAAGACAAGTATTACGACGTTTAAAAACTGAGGTACTTGATTTACCTGACAAAATAATATCGCCAGTCTACCTAAGACTTAAATCTAAATTATATGAAGGTTTAATGGGAGAGTACTATGATTGGTATGAAAATAAAACAGACGAATCTTCATCGTTAACGGTACAATTTAGTAAGTTAATGAAAGTTAGACAAG